CGGCATCAAGCCGTCGCCGCTGGTCGCCGACACCACGGCCAAGGCGGCGATCCAAGCACTGTGGCGGGCGTGGACCGACGAGGCCGACGCCGACGGCCTGACCGATCTCTACGGCCTGCAGGCGCTGATCGCTCGCGAGATGTTCATCGCCGGCGAATGCTTCGTCCGGCTGCGCCCGCGCCGGCCAGAGGACGGCCTGCTGGTGCCGCTGCAGCTGCAGCTGCTGCAGGCGGAGATGCTGCCGCTGGACAAGACTGGGGCGGCGCCGAACGGTGCCTCGATCCGCTGCGGCATCGAGTTCGACGCCATCGGTCGGCGGGTTGCTTACTGGTTCCTGCGTCAGCACCCGGGCGACGCGACGATGACCACGCTGCGGACCGCCGAGTACGTGCGCGTTCCGGCCGCCGAGGTGCTGCACATCCGTCGGCCGCTGGAGGCCGGGCAGCTGCGCGGCCTGCCCTACGTCACCCCGGCGTTGGTGCGCATTCACCAGATGGATCAGTACATGGACGCCCAGGTCGAGCGTCAGAAGACGGCGGCGCTGTTCGTCGGATTCGTCCGGCAGAACGCGCCCGAGGACGCGGTGCTCGGCGAGACCGACCAGGGCGACGGTAGCGCGCTGGCGCCGCTGCAGCCGGCGCTGTTCCAGCGGCTGCTGCCGGGCGAAGACGTGACGTTCTCGACACCGCCCGGCGTCGGCGGTGACTTCGATCCGTTCTGGTATCGCGTCTGCCTGGAACTGGCAGCGGCGATGGGACTGCCGTATTCGACGGTCACCGGCGATCTGCGGGAGACCAGCTACGGGTCGATGCGCGCCGGGATGATCGAGTTCCGCCGGCGGATGGAACAGCTGCAGCACGCGGTCTTCGTCTTCCAGTTCTGCCGACCGGTGTGGGCGCGCTGGCTCGCCGACGCGGTGCTGGGAGGCGCGATCGATCTGCCGGGGTTCGCCGCGCGCCGGCGCGAGTGGCAGGCGGCGAAGTGGATTCCGCCGCGCTGGGACTGGATCGACCCGCTCAAGGATCTGCAGGCGGAAAAGCTGGCGGTCGACGCCGGCTTCAAGGCGCGCTCGGACGTCGTCGAGGCGCAGGGCTTCGACGTCGAAGAGACCGACGTGCGGATCGCCGCCGACCATGCGCGCGAGGAAGCGCTCGGCCTCGACTTCGCCTCGGGCGGCGGCGAGACGCAGGGCGGGCGGGCGACGCCGATGCAACCGGACGATCCGCCGGAGCAACCCGGCGAGCAGACGCCGGCGGAGTGAACTTCGATGCAGACCTGGTATTCGATGCGGGCCGCCGACACCGGCACCGAGATCCTGATCTATGACGAGATCGGTGGCTGGGGCGTCACCGCCAAGGCGTTCGCCGACGACCTGAAGGCACTCGGTGCCGTCCGCGCGATCACGCTCAGGATCAACAGCCCCGGCGGCGACGGCTTCGCCGGCCAGGCGATTCACAACACGCTCCGGCGGCACACGGCGAAAGTCACCGTCTACATCGACGGGATCGCTGCGTCGGCCGCCAGCATCATCGCCATGGCCGGCGACGAGATCGTCATGCCCGAGAACGCGATGATGATGATCCACGACCCGGCGGCCCTGGTGGCCGGCGGCGCCGAGGACATGCGGAAAATGGCCGGGGCGCTCGACCGTATCAAGGAAGCGATGGTTGGCATCTACGCCACGCGCACCGACCAGGAGCCGGACGATGTCGCGCGGATGATGACGGAAGAAACCTGGCTGAGCGCCGTCGAGGCGGTCGATCTGGGCTTTGCCGATCGCCTGGAGCAGCCGGTGGCGATCACCGCCCGCTTCGACCTCTCCCGCTATCGGCATCCGCCGGTGGCGTTGAACGCATCTATGCCATCGCCGCGGCTCGGTGGTCACGACACCACGGAGGACGACATGCCGCCAGCAGACGAACAGCCGCCCACAGCGGCAGCCGACTGGACGCCGCCCGACGAGGCCGGCGACGACACCGTTACGCCGGATCCTGCGTCGGTTCCCGAGGTCGTTCCGCCGGCTGCCACGGACCAGCCGAGCCCGCCGCCGGACGTGATTCGGGGGGCGGCGCAGGCCCGGGCCGCTGGCGTCACCTATGCCGGCGACGTGCTCGACCTGTGCACGCTCGCCGGCTGCGCCGACCGCGCCGCGGGCTTCCTCCGCGCCGACGTGCCGATCGCCGAGGTGCGCGCGGCGCTGCTCGATGTGCGGGCCCGGATGGATGCGGCAACCGCCATCGATAGCAGCCACGCGCCGCGCGCGGTCGCCGATCCCGCCGCCGCCTGGGATCGGGTCATCGGCCGGAAATTCGCGTCGCGGCCGTAAACCCGCCGCGAACGGCTTCAGCATCCATTGCCAGGAGGTATCACCATGACCGTCTACAGCGAGGGGCGTCACGCCGCCGAGTTCGTGCTGTCGGAGGCGAACGGCGGCCGGTCCCGCGACACCATCACGATCGTTTCCGGCGCCGGCGTCGTCAAAGTCGGCACCGTCCTCGGCAAAATCACGGCGTCGGGCAAGTACACGCCGTCGCCGGCCACCGGCGCCGACGGCGCGCAGACCGGTGCCGCCGTCATCCTCTACGAGGTCGACGCCACCTCCGCCGACGTCGCGGTCGCGGCGATCGTCCGCCACGCCGAGGTCAACAAGAACCTGCTGGTCTACGAGGCAACCGTCGATCAGCCGGCCGAGAAGGTGACCAAAAACGGCGAGCTGGCGACCGCCGGCATCCTCGCCCGCTGATCCCGGCGGCCGCCGGACAGAACCCTTCCGCGTCGTCGCGGCTGTTCCCAGGAGTAGAGTCTATGTTGGACGTCTTTCGTTCCGACGCGTTCGGTGTCGTTCCGCTGACCGACGCGATCAACAAGATCCCCTTCGTCCCCGGCCGCATCGGCTCGCTCGGGCTGTTCGCCGATAGCGGCGTCGCCACCACCTCGGTCGCCATCGAGGAACGGGGAGGCCTGTTGACGCTGGTCGCACCCACGCCGCGCGGTGGTCCCGGCATCACCATCGACAAGACCAGGCGCACGCTGCGCTCGCTGGCGGTGCCGCACTTCGAGATCAACGACGCGGTGATGGCGGAGGAGGTGCAGGGCGTCCGCGCCTGGGGCAGCGAGACCGACGTCGAGATGCTGATGGGCAAGGTGGCCGACCGCGGAGCCATCGCCTCGCAGTCGCTCGAGGTGACGCAGGAATACGCCCGCATCGGCGCGATCAAGGGCATCGTCACCTACGCCGACGCGACGACACTGAACCTGTTTACGGAGTTCGGCGTCACCGCCGAGACGGAGATCGACTTCGACCTCGACAACGCCACGCCGGTGGCCGGCGCCTTCCGCAAGAAGTGCGCGGGCGTCACCCGGCAGATGGCCGGCATCCTCGACGGCCTGCCGTTCACCGGCCTCTACGCGCTGTGCGGCGACGCGTTCTTCGACGACCTGATCGCCCATGTCGAGGTGCGCGCGACCTACCTCAACACCCAGGCGGCGGCGGAGCTGCGCGCGCCCTACGTCCAGGCTGGCCAGACCTACGGGTCGTTCTCCTTCGGCGGCATCACCTGGGAAAACTACCGCGGCGCGGTCGGCGCGACGACGTTCGTCGCCACCGACAAGTGCCATCTGTTCCCGATCGGCGTGCCCGGCCTGTTCCGCACCTACTACGCGCCGGCCGACTACATCGAGACCGTCAACACCATCGGCCGACGGCTCTACACGAAGCAGTACGAGATGCCGAACGGCAAGGGCGTGCACCTGGACACGCAGATGAACGCGCTCAACATCTGCACCCGGCCGAAGTGCCTGATCCAGGGCAAGCGCACGTAGTCCGTGAGCGACGATCCGCTCGCCGACGTGACGATCACCGCCGTCTTCTCGGCGCTCGCCGTCGCCATCAGCTATCGGCCGCAGTTTGGTGCCGCCGTCGTCGTCGCGGCGATCCCGCGCGTCGTCGACCCGCTGCTGGCCGGGCTCGGCGGCGGGCAGCAGCTGCACGACGGCCGTCTGCTGGAGGTGCGCGGCGGCGAGCTGCCGGCCGGGTCGCCGGGAGCGGGCGACCAGCTCACCATGGGCGGGCAGACCTACCTCGTTCGCTCCTGGCGGCCGGCCGACGGATCGCGTCAGGTCTGGCTGCTCGACGCGGTGCCGGCGTGACCGTCCGGGCGTTCATCGAAGGCAACCTCGGCGCCTTCCTGCGTGCGCAGGCGGCGGCGGTCGACAAGGGCGGCGCCAAAGCCATGCGACGGGTGACAGGCGGCATCCGCGCCCAGGTCCGCCGCAACATCACCCGCGCCGGCTTCGCGGGCGGTGGCCGCGCCCTGGCGGCGACGTTGCGCTCGCGCGTCACCGGCGACGGCGCCGACGTCGAGGGCGTCGTCTACAGCAAGGCGACCTACAAGCGGAGTGCCGGGCGGCCGGGCGGTACCGTCGACCTGGTGCAGCTGTTCGCGCAAGGTGCGACGATCCGGTCAGCCAGGGGCGGCTGGCTGGCGATCCCGACCGAGAACGCGCCGCTGAAGTCCGGCCGAGGGCGCGGCCAACGCATGACGCCGGCCGAGCTGATCGCCAGCGGGGCGAAGGTCCGCTTCGTGCCGGCCGGTAACCGCCTGCTCGTCGTCGTTCGCCAGGGCGGTCGCGACGTCGTCACGCATGTCCTGGTCCGCGAAGTGGCGTTGCGCAAGCGCTTCGACGTGCAGACGGCGGTCGATCGCTGGGCCGGGCGCCTGCCGGAGATCCTGGCGACCGAGATCAACAGGGCCGCGGACGCTTCGAAGGTTCTCGCGAGGTACGGCGGATGACGAAGCGCGAACAGGCGATCACCGCCATCGTCGGCCGGCTCGACGCGGTCGGCACGTTCACCGTCGTCCGCAACGAGGTCGTTCCGGCCGCGGTCGGCGAGGGCGGGCACGTCATCGTCCGCGACGGCACGCGGATCGACAGCCAGATGACGCTCGGCGTCCACAGCTGGTGGATCACGCATCGCGTCGTCATCGAAGCGCAGGCGGCCGGCGGCGACCCCGACGGCGCGCTGGACGAACTGCTGCAGGCGCTCGACCAGGCGCTGAGCGCCGACCTGACGCTCGGCGGCGTGGTGCTGTCGTGCACGCTCGACCTGGATGACATCGAGGTGATCGCCGGCGACGGTGCCTCGGCGATCAAGTCGGCGCTGTTCGGCGCGATCCTCGAGTACGAAACCGACAACGCCCTGGACTAGGAGCGCCGCGCATGGCCGCCACCGTACAAATCCGTGAAAAAAACGGGGCAGGACAAGTCGCGTCGGACAAGACCGCCGGCACCATCCGCTTCAAGAAGGCCGACGACGCCGCCGTCGACCTGAACAACCCGCTGGTCGTGCCGTCGTCGCTAACCGAGTACAGCTATCAGAAATGGCTGCGGCTGTACGTCGCCGGCGGCAGCTACACGCAAATCAGCAACCTGCAGGTCTACAGCGACGGCGCGTCCGGCTACGGCTCCGGCGTCAAGCTGTGGGCGAAGACCGCCGCGGCCTACGCCACGCCGGCGATCCCGTCGACCGCCAACGACCCGCCACAGCTGTCGGGCGTCGGCATGGCCGATATGTTCGGCTTCACCGCCGGCGCGCCGCTCGACATGGACAACCTCAACGCCGGCCCGTTCGACTCCTTGGGCGTGCCGAAGGACATCGGCAACTACCTGGTGCTGGTGATGGAGGTCGAGGTCGGCACGGCGCAGGGCGTGAAGCCCGCCGAGACGTTGACCTTCGCCTGGGACGAGATCTAGGCCGATGCCCGCCGAACCCTTCGACATCCAGGGCGAGGGCATCAGCGCCGTCGGCGCCGATGCAGGCGTGCTGGTGTCGTTCGCCGGCGCCGGCGACGCCCGGATGTTTCGCCGCCGCGCGCACCGCATGCACGCCAGCGGCTCGTCCGAGCCGATCGAGATGCTGGTTGCCGAGTTCGACGGCGTGCGCACCTACCTGCGCCGCGACGCCTGCGGCCGCCTGCAGGTCGTCGTCACCCGCCTCGACCTCCAGCCGTAGTCGCGATGGCCCGGCAATATTACGCCGTCGACGCGCTCTCCGAGGCCACGACGACCTCAGCCACCGCGGTTCTCATCACCACCCTGACGTTCACGCCGGACGCCAACAGCGACTATTTCATTTTGTTCTCGGCCGAGGCGACCTGCGACTCCACGGCGGACGACGATCGCGCCATCGTTGATCTCGTCGACGCCGACAACGGCTACGCGCTGCTGTGGCGCAACCAGATCAAGGCACACGAGCTCAGCGGTCCACAGGACTATGCGTCGGTGTTCGGCGTCGCCAAGGTGTCGTTCGGCGCCAGCCCCGGCGCGCACAGTTATGCCGCGCTGTTCAACTCGTCGGTCGCCGGCCAGACCATCCGGGTCAAGAACGTCCGGATCATTGCGCTAAAGGCCGGTGCCGGCGATCAATTTGCCTCCGACAACACCCTGGCAACCACCACGTCGAGCAGCCAGAGCACCTACACGACGCTGACGTTCACGCCGGCGTCGACCGGCGACTACGTGATCCTGGCGGTCGCGGCGGTCGCCTCCGACATCAACGCCGGCAGCGTCGCAACGCGGCTGAACCATCAGACCACGAGCGTCAACTACGGCGCTCGGACCACCAACGTCATCGACGATTACGAGAACCGCGTCTTTGCCGTCTCGCCGAAGATCAACCTCGCCAACAGTTCGCAGACCTTCAACCTGCAGTTCAACTCGCCGAACAACTCGACGCCGGTCTATTGCTTGATGGGCGCCATTCTGGCGCTGCGCCTCGACGGCTTCGACCAGGCCTTCCAGGGACAGGACTTCGTGGCGAGCCCGGTCAACACCACGCTGACCAGCTATCAGAACGCCCTGACCGTCGCGGGAACGCCGCAGGCGGTGCCGCACCTGATCATCGGCACCGGCGCGCAGCGGATCGCCTCGACGTCGCGGACCAGCTATCTTCAGGCGGTCGGCGACAACCCGTCGACCACCTTCGTCGAGTATGTCCAGGAGCCGGCAAACACCGCCGCTTACTACACGGTCGGCTTCGCCGCGATCACCACGCCGGCCAACAGCGCGGCCAACTGGCGCTGGCAATACAAGTCCGAGACGACCTCGGCGGCCTATGCGGCCGACATCTCGCTGCTGGTGCTGCGGCTCGGCGCGCCGACGGTCACCGCAACGGCCTCGTTCGGCGCGGCGGTGCAGAGGGCGTTGGCCGCGACCGCCTCGGCCGATGCCGCCGCCCAGGCCGGCAGAACCGCCGGCGTCGCCGCCGATGCTGCCGCCCGGCAGACGCGCTCGATCGCAGCGACGCTCGACGCCGCGGCCTCGCTGCTGCGGGCGGCGGGTGCCGCCATGGACGCCGCGGTGCGCGCCAGCCTGAACCTCGGGCTCGGCGCAAATGCAGCCGTGCAGCGGGCGTTCGTCGCTTCGGCATCGCTCGACGCCGCGGCGCAGACGCTGCGGTGCACGAGCGCCGGCTTCGATGCGGCAATCCAGGCGCCCGTGTCGGCGGCGATCGGCGCTGACGTCTTCGTCGCCGCGGCGAGTTCGCGGCACCTTCTGGCGGCTTGCGACGCCGCCGTGTGTGTGGCGCGAGCGGCGACCGTGTCGCTGCAGGCGGCGGTGAGTGCCGATCGGACGGCTTGGGCCGGCGTCGATGTTGCGGCTGCCGCCGCGGCGAAGGCGGTTCTCGCGGCGGATCTCGCGGTCGCCCGGGCCGGCCTGCTGGCCACGCTGGCGGTCGACATCGCCGTAGCTCGCGCGGGGGTCGTCGCCGCCGGGGTCGATGGCGTGTTGATTGGCCGGTTCACTGGCCCGGCGCTGCTGGACTGCGTCGTCGCGCCCGCGCCCACGAAGGCAGGTTTGGTCGCCTTGGCCGGCAACCTGTCTCCCGTTGCACAGCTGCAGGGCATCCGGCAATCCGGCACGGCGCTGCAAGGCGAACTGGCGCGGGTCGTAGGGTTGCAGGGCCGCATCGGCACGGACGGCCTCGGCGAATGACCGCGTTCTTCCAGGACTGGACGATGGTCGCCGGCGACAGCCGGACGCTGCGCTTCACCGTCGCCGGCGACGACGGCGCCGCGGCCGATCTGACCGGGGCGCAGTCGGTGCGCTGGGGATGCGTCCGCCGGCTGGCGAATGGATCGTTCGCCGTGCCGCCGGCGGTGCAGAAGACACTCGGCGACGGCATTGCGCTGATCGATCCGGCCGGCGGCATTATCGAGGTCACGCTGTCGCCGAGCGACACCGCGGCTTTGGCGGGCGGCCGCTACCACCACCAGCTCGAACTGACCAGCGCCGCCGGCGACGTGGCGACGCTCGCCACCGGCACCCTGGTGATCGCCCCCGACCTGTTGACCTGATGAGGTGACCCGATGGCCAAGCCTCGCGCATACGGCGCGGACAGCGTATTGCTGGCCGCCCGGGAGACGACCTACGGCACGGCGCCGGTCGACAATTATCAGCCGCTCGCCTTCAAGTCGTCGGACCTGTCGGCGGAGATCCCGCTCGCCGACGACCCTTTGCTCGGC